GAGCAGGTAACTGTAGATACTGTTTTTTCTGATTTAAAAATACCAATATCTTTTATACGTTCAGAAGAAGAGACAGGTCAAGAGATGAGACAGGCAAGACTGTATATCACACCTGATCTTATAGGAAATAATCAGATAGAAATGAACGATGAAATAACGATAAACTTTAATGGTTCAAACAGAGTTGCCCAAATTGTTGATATTGATACTAAGAAAGGCGGGCAGATTTACCTGTTTATTATTTTGGTACGTTTTTAGATGGCAACAAGATTTTTAAAAGACTTACCTAAAGATTTAGATAGGAAAATTAGTAGAGATTTTAATAATCTTATTAAAGATGTTCATTTTGAATTATCTAATAGGAATGAGACTAGACCAACAACAATGCCTGTTTTTACAGGATTTTTTGCTTCTAGTTGGAAGGTTCAAAACAGTCCAGTAACAGCTACTCATAAAGCAGAAGATTATGAACCCTGGGCTACTCAAAGAAAAATTGTATGGAAAGCCTTTTCTAAAGGACAAAAGATTAGACCTCCTAGACCAGTTGTTAGACCTAGATTTCCCGTAGGGTCAGGTAAAAGAATATTTAATTACAGAAAAGCAGTTTTTATTGGAAACAAAGCAATTTATTCTCAGTATGTTTTAGAAAGTGGAGAGATTCAAAAATTTGTTCAGGGTGATTTAGCTCGTCTGATAAAAGAAAACATGTCAGATAAAGGTAAGCTATTTATAGGAGGAGCTACACCTGAAAAATCATCAGGAATTACATACACAGGATTTGAAGCATGACCTTAGTAAATACTAGAGCAGCGTTTGAAAAAGCAGTAACAGATAAAATCTCTGAGGTTGATCCTACTGTTTCAATGGTTTATGACAATGTTCATTTTACAACTCCTGGTAAAAGTCAAAAATACATTTTGATGAACATAAACTTTACCCAATCAACTTTACAAAATCAAGGGGCAGCTTCAACTTATTACGCAGGAGTAATTCAATGTAATGTTTACGTTCCAAAATCAAAAGGAACAGCAGTTTTATCTTCTATTTCTGAAGCAGTTATTAATGGATTAACTTCTGTAAATGAGGCTACTTATGTTGATACCTTTAGTTGTAATCCTAGAGTATTAGATATTAATGGTCCAACTCCATTGGAAATAGAGGATAGAAGTCATTTCATTGGAATAATATCTTGTCAATTTTCAGCAAATGCTTAGTATAATAGAATAGCAATCTAATAAATTTATGGAAGCAATAGAACTTCTCAAGAACAAATTTGGCGTTCAACAAAAATATTTGTATGAATTAAAAGAAGGAGATGTGACAGTTTTAGAAATTTACTGGAATCCATTGACTATTGCAGAAAGAGAATCAATCGTTGCAAGGTCTGGAGAAGGTGTATCAAATGAAGATTTTGCTCTGAATCTGATGATTACAAAAGCATTAGATAAAAATGGCAACCGCTTATTTCAAGATGGTCATAAAGCATCTTTAAGAAGAGAAGTAAATGCAGGAGTTTTACAAGAGATTCAACTTGCAATGTTAGGTTCTGGTGATGATTATAAAGTGGAGGAAGCGAAGGCAGATTTAAAAAGCTAGAAACGATTGGTATTTTATATTTTTCTTGGCAACTGAATTAAAGATGACAGTCCAAGAACTTGTAAATAAATTGACTAAAGAAGAATATGTAAATTGGTTGGCTTATTACGAATTAAAAGGAGAGTACGAAGAGAAAGCTATACAAAATGCAAAAAATAAATCACAAGCAAGAAAACGCTAAAAGCGGTACACTAAAATAAAGTTTTGTTTTTGCTGTGGCCGATTACGGTGTAAATATAAATTTAAGAGTAAAAGGTCAATCTGGTCTTGATAGGTTAAACGCAAAAGTAAAAGAATTAACAAAAAGTGTAGATAGTATTCGCTTTGTAGACATAATGAATCCCCGTAATACAGGGGGTGCAGGAGGGAAAGCTGGTCGTAAAACAATAAAACAATATAGACAAGATATGGAAGCTCTTGTCAAAACTGTGAATAAATCTACAGGAGCTTTTGGTAAAACTGCTAATCAGCAAATGGCAGCAGCAGACGCATTGCAAGATTATGCAAATAATTTAAGACTTGGAACAAAAGCACAAAAAGCAGCAGCATCAGCAGCAGCAAAGCAGATTAAAAATATAGACCTCGAAACAACTGCAATAATGGAAAATACAAAAGCCAGAAAAAATAACAGGGATCTAGCAAGTCGAATCGGGGGAGGAGGAAGAAGAAATCCTTTTCCTATGGAGAATCCTAAAGGAAACAGGGCAGCCTTAACAAGCGGACTTATTTCTGGTGCGTTTCCATTGCTATTTGGACAAGGGCCACTTGGAGGTGCTGCTGGTTTTGCTGGTGGTTTTGCAGGAACTAAACTAGGCGGCAAAATGGGAGGCTTTGCAGGAGGTCTTGTTGCTACTGCTGTTCTTCAGCAACTTACTACTGCTATTCAAGGTTTAAATGAATTAGGTAGAGCATTAGAACCTTTTACTTTAAATATTGATAAAATTAATCAATCTTTAGGTCTTGTAAATACTCCTACAGGTGAATATTTAAAATTACTAGAAAAGACACAGGGAACACAAGTTGCTTTTAATGCAGCGATGAGTGAAATGGAAAAAGTTGTTGGTAAAGATGGTGTTGAAGCACTTAGAGCTTTTGGTGAGGGAACAAAACGATTACAAAGTATCTTTAGTAAATTTTTAACAAAAGTAGCTTCTATTGCTGCTAAAGCACTTAATCTTTCAGCAGCAGGAGAAACAGATCCAAATGAAATTACAGGATTTACAAGACTATCATTATTATCAGATGCTAAAGAGAATGATGACCCCAGATTAAAACCACTTTTTAAATCTTTAAGTGGAAGAATGACGGATAAAGATAGGAAAGAAATACAAAATAAAATTATTGTTATTCAATTAGAAAAGGAACAAAATGATCTTTTAAAATTACAAAAATTAGAATATGACGAAATTAAAAGTAGTGTTCAAAAGAAAAATAAATTTTTGTCAGAGGCAATAACTTTTGGAGAAAGAGAAGCTGGTATTCAAGAAAAACTTAGAGAATTTGATGAACAAGCTAAAAAGGCTAAAGGTGGTATTTTAGATATTACTTCTAAACAACATCAAGAAGAAAGAAAAATATATGAAGATGCTTTAAGATTACAAGAAGAGTTGCAAAGAATAAGTACTTTATATCAAGGAATTGCTGACACAGTTAAATCAGGTCTTGTTGATGCGATAGAAGGTGCAATAAATGGAACGAAAACTCTTGGAGATGTTGCTCGTAGTGTATTTACACAGATTCAAAGATCGCTTATATCTTATGGGGTTGATTCTTTATTAGGTTCTTTACCTGGACGTTTAGGTAAAGCTTTTCGTGAAAGAAAAGCAGATGGTGGTCCTGTTAAAAAAGGAAATACGTTTCTTGTTGGAGAACGTGGGCCAGAACTATTCACACCTGGAGTCTCAGGAATGATTACACCAAATCATGCTCTTGGTGGCTCTACAAACATAGTTGTTAACGTAGATGCTTCTGGTTCGTCTGTTGAAGGTGATTCCGATGGACAGCAGTTTGGTGAAGCTCTAGCCACTGCAATACAATTAGAAATTATTAAACAAAAACGTAGTGGAGGTTTACTTGCCTAATGACTGATACTTTCCCTTCTATAAATCCTACTTATGGAGTACAAAAAAGATCCGCACCAAGGACAACTGAATTACAATTTGGAGATGGATACGTTTCAAGAGCTAATTTTGGATTAAATCAAAACCCAAAAGTATATCAATTAACTTTTGAGGTATCAGAATCGGATAATTTTAATAGCACAGGTATATCAAGTGCAGATACAATAGAGAATTTTTTAGATGATCGTGCCAAAGATACAGCTAGTTTTAACTTTACACCGCCAGGAGAGAGTACCTCTTCTCTTTTTGTTTGCAGGCAATGGACTAAATCTATACCTTATTTAAATAGAGCTAGAATACAGGTAACATTTGAAGAGGTATTCCAGTCATGACAATACCCGTAGAACAATTACAGAGTTTAAATGGTTTTACCATTATCGAGTTATTTGAACTAAGTCTTCTTGAAAATGTTCATTATGATTCAAATAATCCACCACAAATTTTATATAGATTTCATAATGGAACAAATGAAATAAACACTAATCTTATATGGCAAGGCAATACTTATACAGCAATTGCTTGTAAAGCTGAAGGTTTTGAGACAGGTGATAATACAATCATGGCAAGACCTACATTGACATTCGCAAATAATCTTGGTGTATTTTCAACCCTGATAGAGTTAGTAAATAGTTTTACTGCATTTAATGATTTACAACGAGCAGAAGTAAAAAGAATTAGAACACTAGCACAGTTTTTAGATGATGCTAATTTTACAGATACAAATCCATTCGGAACGGCAGACCGAACGAAAGAATTAGAACAACAGACATTTTTAATAAATAAAAAAATTATAGAAAATAATCAAATATGCAGTTTTGAACTTGTAAATAGTATTGATTTTGAAGATTTACAATTACCAAAATTACAAATAACTAAAGATAGATTTCCTGCTGTTGGTAGTTTTGTATTTCAATGATTTGGAAAGAAGACGCTAAAAAACATTTACAAGAATGTAAACCGGCTGAAGGTTGTGGTTTGTTAGCCGAAAAAGATGGTGTTAAATTTTTCTGGCCTTGTAAAAATATTGCATCTGGTTTGGAAAATGAAGTTACTTTTGCATTAAACCCTGTTGATTATGCTGCCTGTGAAGATAGTGGTGCTGAAGTATTAGCTGTTATACATTCTCATGTAGAGGGCAGTGCAGAACCTTCAGAAGCTGATAAAGATAACTGTAGGATATTTATGTTGGATTGGTATATTTATTCGATACAGGACGATAATTGGTACTTTATGGAGACAGAATCATGATGAAAAAGATTAAGCTATATGGCCCACTTAGAAAACTATGTGGAGTTAAAGAATTTGAAGCAGATGTTTCAAATGTAGATCAAGTATTTAGTTCTATAAAAGTTAATTATCCTGATACTGTACAACATTTAACTGAATCTCTTTATAGTGTTCATATGAATGATTTAGACATTTCTTTTAAAAATTTAGTAATTAAAGGGGAAGGAGATCTTAAAGTTATTCCTTTAATATCTGGCAATTATATCTTTACCTTTCTTTCTACTTTTGGTTTAGGACTAATCGGTGAAGAAATAACAAGGACAACCCTTATTGCAGCTTTACAAGGTGCGTTGTTCGTTACTGGTTTACAATTTGTTGCTGATATGTTAGCTCCAGTGCCACCACAACAAACTGTAGATCCACAAGTTGAATCTTTTATTAGTAATCAAACAGCAAATACTACAAAAGCTGGTGGCCCGTCACCTTTGGTTTTTGGTGAATGTTTAGTTGGTTCTATTGTGATCAGTGCTGGTGCTGATACAGTAACAGTAGCGGACAATTCGTAAAATATGGCAAGAGAAATAAGTAATAAAGATTTTCAATTATCTGAAAATTTACCTAATGGTTTTTTAAAAGCACAGCAATTTGTTACGCTTTTAGATTTGGTTTCTGATGGTGCAGAAATAGAAGGTTTTGCTACTCCTTCAAAGAATAATATTAGTATCCCTTCAAGTATGTTAAGGCCAGCTAGTGCAAATGATCCTGAATTTACTTCTACAGAAGAAAGACAATATATAGAACTTGCTCAAAAAGATATTTTTATGGATGGCAGGGCTATAAGAACGGCAGGTGGTGTTGAAAACATACAAAATACATCTTTAGCAATAAGGGTTGGAGAGACTGATCAACCTATTATGTCAGGTGTTAATGAACTGAGGTTAGCTGGCAATTTAACTCCTGGTGAAGTAAAAAATAATAAAAATTCAGAAGGAAATAAAGTCACTGGTACGTTAGACGCAGGTACAGACATAAACAACACCCCAAGAGCAGCAATAGTTACTTTAAATTGGGCTTCTTTAAGACAAATAAGTCCTGATGATGTGACCTCAATAGCACTTGGTGTAAACTTTCCACCCTTTGCTGGTCCTAACGATATATTGATTCGTATCAGGTTGAGAGGTGCTGCTGGTGGTTTATTAGCAAATAAGCAATATAAAATGAACGGTATTTCAACTGGACCTTTTAGTAAAGATTACAGAATAGAAATACCTGAAAGTATTTATAAAACTGCTTCTGCTAGAAATTTAAATTATCCGATAACAGTTGAAGTTCTAAGAGATGATATAGAATTTAGGGCTGATAGTGCTATTGGTAAAAATCCTTTCGATCCAAACGGTAATAATATTCTTGAAGAGGGGCAAAAAAGATTTACTACATTTTCATTTGCACGTTTACAGGGTGTGATCCCTAGTGAAAACACTAATTTTTCTGAAACAGCATATATAGGATTAAGATATTCTGCAGAACAATTTCCAAATATTCCTCAAAGAAAATATTTTATAAGAGGTATAAAAGTACGAATCCCAACTGGAGTTACTATTGATACTGCGGATACTGGACGGATTATATATCCATCTGGTTATGTATTTGCTGCAATAACAGGCACAAGAAATCAGTCTGCTGGTAAATTTTGGACTACGGATCCAGCTTGGATTTTATATGCACTTTTAACTGAAGATTATGGTCTTAACATTGAAGACACCAAAATTGACAAAGCATCTTTTTATGCAGCAAGTCTTTATTGTTCAGCCTTTGGTAATAGCGGAAAACCACGTTATTCATTTAATGGAGTCATTAAAACCAGGAAAAAAGCACTGGAAATAATTAGAGAAGTTGCTGCTTTGATGAGAGCTACTTTGTACTACAAAAATGGATCGTTAAAGATTGCTCTTGATAAACCTGAAACTGTTGTTTCATATCTGTTTACAAATGCAAATGTAATTGACGGTATTTTTAGTTATTCTGGAACGGAAAAAGATAAAAAATTTACACAAGTAAATGTTTCATATTTCAATAATGATATACAGGAGTTAGATCAGGTATCAATAAGAGAAGAAACTTCTTTTCAAAAATTTGGACTTAATCAAACTAATATACAAGCTTTATATACTACCGATAGAGATCAAGCTTTAAGGTTTGGACGTTCAATAATTTATAGTTCTACTTTTGAGGCTGAAATAGTTTCTTTTGATTGCGGTCTAGAAGCTGCGTGTATATTAGAACCTTTTATGCTTATAAAAATAGCAGATAGAACCAGAGAACTTATAAGAGCTAGTGGCAGAATCAATTCAGTAACAAGTTCAACAGTTGTAGTAGTAGATGACAGTACAGATACTAGTGTAGGTATTGCTGGAGATAGTTTTTTAATTATTGATAAAAATGGTGGGGTACAAGAAAAAACAATACAAACAGTTAGTGGAAGCACTGTTACGCTTTCAAGTGGATTAGACCCATTACCTCAAGCTGGTACGATATGGGCGGTAAAAACAGGTAATGTTCAACACAGAAAATATAGGATTACTAATATAAAACAAAAAGATAATTTTGTTTTTTCAATCACAGCAGTTGTTTATGACGATAATAAATATACATATATTGATAATTTTGCCGCATCAATTTTTGGAGTAGGAAGAGAACCTACAACTTTAATTGATACATTACCCTCTCCTGAAATACAAGAATTAAAAGAAGAACTAGTAGTGGTTAATAATAGACCTCAAAGCAGAATTGTTTTAAACTTTGCCCATGTAAATGGAGCTAGAAATTATCAGATTAGTTATAAACATAATAATGGTGATCCTATTGTCCAAAACATTAATGATAACCAATTTATTATTGCAAATAATCAAACTGGTACATATGAATTTTCTATTAGAACATTAAATTCTACGATTTTACTAAGTGAATCTGTTTCTACTAGAACAATTAATGCTGTTGGTTTATCTGCACCACCAGCAAATGTATCTAATTTAGGAGCGAGAGTAGGCCCCACTGATTTAATTTTAGTATGGGATCGTGCAACTGATAAAGATGTATTGTTTGGAGGTAAGGTTAGAATCAAAATTGCTGTAGTAATTGATGGTACTGTTACTTCTCAAAATGCAAACTTGTTATTAGAGGTAGATGGCAATTCAGATCAGGCAATAATAAAAGATTTTGAAACTGGAAAATATTTTGTAACTTTTATAGATGTTGCAGGTAATGAATCAATACTTCCAAGTTCTGTTGTAGTGAGTAGAACGGGTACAGGAGATCGAGTTATTGCTGCACAGGTAAGAGAAAATCCAGGTTTTGGAGGGGGAAAACTCAATCTAAAAGTAGATAATACAGTAAATGGTTTAGTTCTTACAAGCGGAACTACTATAGATTCAATTACAAATTTTAATACTCTAGCTTTAGCAGATGGTACAACCTTTGCAAATATAGATGCTGTTATATCAGGTGTTTCTTCTTCTGGAGAATATACTTTTCAAAATAATATAGATTTGGGCGGCATCTTTAATGTTCATGTAGTACCGCATTTTAAAAAATCAGGATTTAATACTGGTACTTTATGGGATTCTTATACAGATAATATGGATACATGGCCTGATATTTTCACAACTTCAGCAGTAGTATTTGATAAAAGTCCAGAATTAACATTCCAAGTGGCAAAAAGCACAACGAGTACTCCAAGTACAGATTTTCAGACATTTTCTCTTTCAAGTATTTTTGACGCACGAACTCTATCTTTTAAAGTTTTAGTTAATAATGATAGTTCTTATGAAAATATAGATATTGAAGAATTAGGTGTAAATCTGCTGTTTAGACAAAGAATTGAGAGAAGTAATGATAATCCTAATTCATCTCTTGGGCGATTAACAAGTTTAACAAATGGAGCGACTACAGTTACATTTAATAAAAAATTCTTCATAGGAACAAGTAGTATAGGTGGTACGGGAAAATATACACCAGTAATACTTTTAAGTATAACTAATATGCAGTCTGGTGATTTCTTTACTATTGATAGTGTTAGTTTAAGTAATTTTGTTGTCAGTATTAAAAATGGTTCTAGTTTTGTGGAAAGGCAATTTACATATACTGCTTTCGGATATGGTGAAGGATTGTAAGATTAGTATTATAATAGAAAAAAAGTAAGAGAAAATGACACAACCAGCAGATTTTATAGTTGCTAATGATTCAGGTCAAAACGTAAGAACAGATATAAATGAAATTTTTGACGCTATAGGTAAAAATCAAATACCCACAACCCCTCTTCAGTATATGTGGCACGCAGATACCTCAGAAGGAAAAATGTCATTCTATACAGCAAATGCAAGTGCAAATGATAAAATAAATTTTATAAGTCTTACTACTGGTAGTTTTTTTGGGCCTAGCGGTACAAAAGATACCCCTTCATATACTTTTAATGATTCTACTAATACAGGGTTTTTCAGGTCTGCTGCTAATGAAATAGGAACATCGTGTAATGCTTTTAATGTTGCTACGTTTAAACAGACAGGAGTTCTTGTTTCAGGTGATTTAACGATACAACACCCTGAGGGAGAAAATTCTGATTTAAACATATTGGCAACTGGAACCTCAGATCATGCTGTTCTTGATTTGATTGCTGATAGTGTAAATTCAGATTTTGGGTTAAGACTGATAAGAAATACTGGGCAAAATGGTAAATCACAAATATTACATAAAGGTAGTAGTCCAGGAAGTCTTGAATTAAATACAGTTGAAGATGTACCTATAGTATTTACTACAAATTCGACTGAAAGAGCAAGATTAAATAAAACTGGTGTATTTATGGTCGGACAAACATCTTTATATGGCGATGCAGTATATGGTGGCAATGGTTCAGGTGTTATTCAATGTGGTGGTTTAGTTGATAATAGACCTGGTATAAGTTGTACACAGAATAGTGCTAGTTCTACAATAGCTATTGGATTTCAAACTACTGTTGCAGGACCAGTTGGATCTATATCAACTGCTGGTACGGCAACTGCTTTTAATACAGCAAATTCAGATAGAACTTTAAAAGAAAATTTTGAAGATTGGAATGAAGAAGTTTTAACATTATTTAAAAATATAAATCCACAAAAATTTAATTTTATTAGTGATACTGCGGGTACAGAAAAAACAAAAGGATTTATTGCACAAGATATGGTAAGCAGTTTTCCAGAAGCCTATCCAAAACTGTCAGGCAAGTATATGTTTAATCCTTCAGGAATGGTTACATATTTAATGAAAGGATTACAAGAAGCAGTTGCTAAAATAGAAACATTAGAAGCTAAAGTGGCTGTACTTGAAGGTAGCTAATGGCTGTTATTCCTGGTAAAAAGAATTTTACTGTTCAACGAAGAGCAGATTTTCCTCTACGTTTAACCTTTAAAGATTCTACTGGTTCCGCTATTAATCTTACGGGATTCACAGTAGCAGCACAGGTGTATAACGAAGATCGTTCCACTCTTTTTGGATCTTTTGCTGTCACTTATACTGATAGACCTAATGGAATAGTAGATATAAAATTAAGTGACACTGATACAGCAAATTTTACGCCTGAAATTTTAAAATATGATGTATTACTAACTGACGGATCGGGCAACAAAGAATATTATTTAGAAGGTACACTATTTATAAGTGAAGGTTATACATCATGAGTAGTCCTAATCAGGTTGTTGTTAGTCAGGTAAGTGATGTTACTGTTGTTGAAATCACAACAGCAGGTCCGCAGGGCGAAACTGGTCCCCAAGGGAGTCAAGGTCCTCAAGGTATAAGCACTGCAACTGTAAGTATAGGCACGACAACTACAGGTGACGCGGGTACTGATGCTGCTATTAGTAACACTGGGACGGGCACAGCAGCAGTTTTAAATTTTACAATCCCAAGAGGTAATACTGGAGCACAAGGATTACAAGGAATACAAGGTCCTCAAGGTGAAAAAGGTGATACAGGAGATACTGGTGCTCAAGGTATCCAAGGTATTCAAGGTACACAAGGACCTCAAGGTGATCAAGGTCCTGTAGGTAATACTGGAGCATTTGGAGGGGCAACATTTGAATATCAATTTAATACTTCTACAACTGATGCAGATCCAAGTGACGGTAAATTGAGTTTTAATAACAGCACTTTGCAAAGTGCAACAGTTTTATTTATAGATGATACAGATAAGAACAGTACAGATATACAGCCATTTTTAAGGACTATAGATGACTCAACTTCTACGATAAAAGGTCATTTTAAAATTAGCGAAGAAAGCAATCCAGATAATTTTAGGTTATATACAATTTCTGCTACAACAGAAGCTACTGGTTATCACAAAGTAACATGTGCCTATGTTTCTGGTGATGCAACTTTTAGTAATGATGAAAATATAGTTATTACATTTGCACGAACTGGAGACAAAGGAGATACAGGTGCACAGGGTCCTCAAGGTATTCAAGGTGTTCAAGGTGTTCAAGGTGTTCAAGGTAATACAGGAGCAACTGGACCAGCAGGTTCTTCTGCAACTATAAGCGTTGGAACTGTTACTACTGGAGCGGCAGGTTCTAGTGCTACTGTTACCAATTCAGGTTCTTCTAGTGCTGCTACATTTGACTTTAGTATTCCTAGAGGAGCTACTGGAGCACAAGGACCCGCAGGTGCGGATGGTTCTGATGCAACAGTAAATGCAACTAACGTAGATGCAGCAGGGGCTGTTATGAACAGTGACCTTGATGGTAAAGGTGAATTACTTGTTGGAGATGGCTCAGGAGATCCTACTGCCTTGCCTGTTGGTACTGATGGCTATGTTTTAAAAGCAGATAGTAATGAAGCTACTGGTGTCAAATGGTCTGCTGCTGGTTCTGGTGGTGATGTAAACCAAAATGCTTTTTCTAATGTTGCAGTATCTGGTCAAGATACAGTAGTTGCCGATAGTACTACTGATACTTTGAATATTGCTGCTGGAAGTAATGTCACTATTACAACAAATGCTAGTAATGATACTGTCACTATTGCTTCTACAGACACAAACACAACCTACTCTGTTGGAGATGGTGGCCTTACACAAAACAACTTTACT